GCAACGTTACAACCGTGCGCGTGGTGCGCTGGTATGAACTGGCGTTATGTTCTTCTGGCGCTGGTGGTCGCTATCTCTGCCACGGCACTTATCGCCTGGCGTTCCGGGTGGAATGCTCACGCTGACCACATTAACGCGCTGGCAGCGGACAAAAAGCAAAAGGCCGAGAAAGCTATTCAGCCGGTTGAGAAGAAAGCGGCACAGGCCAGCGAAAAAGGCAGGATCATCTACAAAACAATAACCCGCGACGTGGTGAAATATGTCCAGAATCCGAACCGTACTGTGTGCCAGTTTGATGATGAGTCTGTGCGGTTGCGCCAGCGTGCCATCGACGCTGCCAACGCCATCAGCGGATTTGATGCAGGAACCGTGCAAGGCAAGTGATGCAGGTGCAGACAGCGATGCGGATTTGCAATCAGATACTGAGACAGCGGCATGCCTGCGGCAGCTGCGGCTTGATAAGTACCGCTGGCAGGCCTGGTATAACGCGGTTAAGTGAGCAGCCCCAGGCGCTTTACAGCAGAGCGCTTGATGATGCTCACCACTCTGCACAACACGGTTAGCCACGCTGTGAAGCCCCGCGACTCCGGTCCATTGCTCAACTCCGAGCAACGAGATAACCAACTCATAAGATAAAGCATTGAGTGAAGCGCAACATTGTGCCCGCTGCAAAATTTAGGCAATAATTATTACCCTCATAATCTGCGAGTAGATGCAATGCAATGTCCAAACGAAAACTGTAAGCAGGAGTTCGGTTACAGGGAGGTTGGAACTATTTACCCCGGCGGAAAGGAAAAAGAACCTATTTGCTGCCCAAAGTGTGGTGAGATTGCTGATTATGGAATGACTAGCGCACACTTTGAGAGTTATGCAATCCAAAAGGATAAAGATTAAATATTTTTACGTTAAACAAGCCTCGCATAAGCGGGGCTTTTTTATGCACATCGCGACTATCAACTAACAGGTAATTTTATGAGCGAAGCAAAACCGCAGGACGGCAGCACCGTTAAAGGCTACCGCACACTATCGCCAGGCGATATTGAAGTTATGAACCGGCTAAAAGGCGTGAGCCGCCATTTCCTTAGTCTGCTTGATACCGCCAAAGAGACTGGCGCAGATCCGCGTTGGGTCGCGATGGCGAAAACCGAAATGCAGAAAGCCTGTATGTTCGCGTGTCGTTCTGTGGCTAAGCCAGACGACGACTGCTAAGGCATTACAGCAGGCATTCACTGAGTGCCTGCTGCAGGAATTTAACGGTGTTCAGGATGCGTTCTTGCACGCAATGTATCTCTTAATGCTTCATAAGAAATACCTTTTCCGGGCACCATATCTTTTCTTGCGTCACGAAAGACATCAAGCATACGACGATAAATTGCGATAGTCGGCATATGTGAGTTTTTAGTTATATCCTGTTTGTCAAAGCGATTTAGCTTTTTCAGCATATACGCAATGCTCATAAAACTACTTTCATTGTTGCCGTCGAACCCTGGGAAGGTAACATCATCTTCACCATGAAAATATTTAACTTCCTCAGTTAGCTTGTTTTTATCCTCTTCAGTCAAATTGTCATAGGTAAATTTTAAGAAATCATACATATCTAATACATCGCAGACAAAACTAACATCCTCAGGAGTGTCTTCCTCAGTAGATAATGATGATGCTTCCCATTCAATTGCCCATGTATTGTTAGTTGAGACTGCTTCTCTAATTATGTCTGCATCGAAGCTGTTCTTTATACCCAACGCTTCATGAATGTCACACAGTAGAAGGATCTGTAATTTCTCAGCTTGTGTATAGCTCATTTTTTTTACCTTTGTGGATTAAAAAGCAGCATTAAAGTATCGCGCCTGATTTCGAAATATTTTGATGCGCTTCCCATTCATTAATAAATTCTTTAATGGTGATTTTATGCCGAACGCGATACCGCGGGCGTGCCGTAAGCGCGGCTGCTCTGGTAAATCAATCAATCGATCCGGGTATTGTGAAGCGCACCGCAATGAAGGCTGGCAGCAGCACCAGCGCGGTCTTAACCGCCACCAGCGAGGCTATGGCAGCAAGTGGGACAGGTTGCGTCCTCTCGTTCTGAGCAGGGATAAACACCTCTGTCAGGAATGCCTGAGGAAAGGATGCTATACCCCGGCAGTCACGGTCGATCACATCAGAGCTAAAGCAAATGGGGGTACCGATGATTTATCTAATCTGGAATCCCTCTGCAATGCCTGTCACAGGGCGAAAACAGCCCGCGAACGAATCAAATGATATAAATTCTCATCTGCCCGGAGGGCGGGTAAAAAGTTCAGGGGCTTGGCCTTAAAGGACCGCCGCCTAACCTCTTTTCACATCGCCGCAGGTTAGAAAACTTTTTTATGGGGTCCCCCATTCGATGATTAATAGGAGTTTTCGATTATGTCTGGACCGCCGAAAACCCCGACCCATCTACGTTTGGTGAGGGGTAACCCATCAAAACGCCCGATCAACGAAAACGAACCTAAACCAGCTGCTGGGGTACCCCCAACACCGAAGCATTTCGACAAGCAGGGGAAATACTGGTTTAAGCGAATGGCCGAGGAGCTTGATGCTATCGGCGTGATGTCGCAGCTGGATGCAAGGGCGCTTGAGCTTCTGGTTGAGGTTTACACCGAGTACCGGCATCACTGCGATACTTTGGAGAGAGAAGGCTACACCTACGCCGTTTATAGCGACGAAGAGCCAGACGAAGGCAAAGAGCGAGAGATTCGCATGATCAAGGCTCACCCGGCCGCCATCATGAAAGCTGATGCCTGGAAGCGTCTCCGCGCCATGCTGGCCGAGTTCGGCATGACGCCTGCCAGTCGGTCGAAGGTCAGCACCAAAACGCCGGATGCGGTTGATCCGCTGGCTGAGTTCATGAAAGCGAGGGATTAATGGCTAAGGTTGCAGAGGGTATCCGCTACGCCGAGCGCGTCGTGGCGGGGGAGATTATTGCCTGTGAGTTTGTCCGGCTGGCATGCCAGCGTTTTCTGGACGATCTGAAAAACGGCGAGGCGCGTGGGATCTTCTTCAGCGAACCCAGGGCGCAGCACATCCTGAATTTCTACAAATTTATACCCCATGTTAAGGGCGCGCAGGCCGGTCAGCCCATCGACCTGATGGACTGGCATATTTTCATTCTCATCAATATCTACGGGTTTGTGATCCCGCTGGTGAACGAGGAGACCGGCGACGTGGTGCTGCGCAACGATGGCAGCGGCCGCCCGGTTATGGTGCGGCGGTTCCGCACCGCTTACAACGAGGTGGCGCGTAAGAATGCGAAATCCACACTTTCCTCCGGCGTCGGCCTGTATATGGCAGGTGCAGATGGCGAGGGCGGCGCTGAGGTTTATTCGGCGGCCACAACCCGCGACCAGGCGCGTATCGTGTTTGAAGATGCCAAAAACATGGTGAAGAAAGCGAAAGCGACACTGGGCCGCCTGTTTGAGTTCAACAAGCTGGCGATCTACCAGGAGCAGAGCGCGTCGAAGTTCGAGCCCCTTTCCAGCGACGCGAACAACCTGGACGGCCTGAACATCCACTGCGGCATTGTCGACGAGCTGCACGCCCATAAAACTCGTGACGTCTGGGACGTGCTGGAGACAGCAACCGGTGCGCGCCTGCAGTCGCTGCTGTTCGGCATTACCACCGCCGGCTTTAATAAAGAAGGCATCTGCTATGAGCTGCGCGATTATGCCATCAAGGTACTGCGCGGTTTCAACAGCGATGTGGAAGGAGCGGTTAAGGACGATACCTTCTTTGCCATCATCTACACCCTGGACGAAGGCGACGACCCTTTCGATGAAACGGTCTGGCAGAAGGCGAATCCGGGCCTCGGCATCTGCAAGCGCTGGGACGATCTGCGTCGCCTGGCGAAGAAGGCCAAAGAGCAGGTGTCCGCCCGCGTTAACTTTTTCACCAAACACATGAATATCTGGGTTACGGCGGAGTCTTCCTGGATGGACATGCTGAAGTGGGAAAAATGCGAACTCATCGCGCCGGCACATGAACTGAAAACCTATCCGCTCTGGGTGGGGGTCGATCTGGCGAACAAAATCGATATCTGCGCCGCGGTAAAAGCCTGGCGTTCTCCCGACGGGCACGTTCACACCGACTTTAAATTCTGGCTGCCGGAAGGGCGGCTTGAGAAGTGTTCCCGGCAGATGGCCGAGCTCTACCGCAAATGGGCGGAACTGGACAAGCTCATCCTGACCGACGGGGATGTGATAGACCACGCACAGATCAAGGAAGAACTTCAGGCGTGGGTGGCCGGTGAAAGCCTGAAAGAAATCGGTTTTGACCCGTGGAGTGCCACGCAGTTCAGCCTGGCGCTTGCCGAGGAAGGCCTGCCTCTGGTGGAGGTTCCACAGACGGTCCGCAACTTCTCCGAAGCCATGAAGGAAGTCGAGGCGCTGGTTTACGGTGGACGGCTCCATCACAGCAATCACCCGGTGATGAACTGGATGATGTCGAATGTGACGGTTCGGCCGGATCGTAATGACAATATCTTCCCCAACAAATCGACCCCGGAAGCCAAGATTGACGGCCCGGCGGCGCTGTTTACCGCAATGAGCCGTCTGCTTGTTAACGGTGGCAACGACCAGCAGGACCTGAGTGGATTCTTTGACAACCCCATCATGGTAGGTTTCTGATGAAGAAAAGTAAGCAGCCGGGCAAGGTAAAAAGCGCCTTGCTCAACTGGCTGGGCGTACCCATCAGCCTGACTACCGGGACGTTCTGGCAGGAGTGGTTTGGTACCAGCAATAGCGGAAAAGTGGTGACAGCGGACAAGGCTATCCAGCTTTCAGCAGTCTGGGCCTGTGTGCGACTGCTGAGCGAGTCGGTTTCCACACTGCCCATGAAGATTTATGAGCGGCAGTCGGATGGCTCGCGCAAACTGGCGCGGGACAACCCGGTTTACCAGTTGCTCTGCCGTCGGCCCAACGCCGAAATGACCCCCTCGCGTTTTATGCTGATGCTGGTGGCAAGCATTTGCCTGCGTGGGAATGCCTTTGTGGAAAAGCATTTCATCGGCAGCAAACTGGTGTCGCTGGTTCCGCTGTTGCCGCAGAACATGGTGGTGAAGCGTCTCGACAGCGGACGGCTGGAGTACACCTATACCGAAAACGGCAAGCCACGGGTTATCCCTGAAAGGAACCTGATGCATATTCGCGGATTTGGTCTTGATGGTGTCTGCGGCATGATGCCGCTGAGTTCCGGGCGCGACGTGATTGGCTCTGCAATGGCGGTAGAAGAATCGGCGGCCAAGATTTTTGAACAGGGTCTGCAGAGTTCCGGTTTTCTCTCCGCAGAGCAGCCGCTTAATGACGACCAGCGTGAAAGGCTGCGCGGGTACATGCAGGCATTCACCGGCTCAAAAAACGCCGGGAAGATTATGGTGCTGGAAGGCGGCCTGAAATATCAGGGCGTGACCATGAACCCGGAAGACGCCCAGATGCTGGAATCCCGCGCCTTCAGCATTGAAGAAATCTGCCGCTGGTTCCGCGTGCCGCCGTTTATGGTCGGACACACTTCAAAACAGAGCAGCTGGGCATCAAGCCTTGAGGGAATGAACCTGCAGTTCCTGACCCACACGCTGCGCCCACTGCTGGTAAACATCGAGCAGGAAATTGCGCGCTGTCTGCTGGGTGGCGATGAAGATTTGTTTGCTGAGTTCTCTGTTGAAGGGCTGCTGCGCGCCGACAGCGCGGGCCGGGCGGCGTACTACACCAGTGCGCTGCAGAACGGCTGGATGTCGCGCAACGACGTGCGCCGTCTGGAAAATATGCCACCGATTGAGGGCGGCGACATTTACACGGTACAGCTCAACCTGACCCCGCTGGAGGACCTGAAGCAGAACAGCCAGGCGGCACAGGCTTTTGTACTCCGGCAGGTTCACAACCACGTTTTCCCTGACATTCCTTTCGAACAATCCCCGCTGAAACAGGCGGCATAGGACAAAACCCGATGACAAAAAGACAGCTTCCGGTTGCTCCGGCGGGTCGCCCGTGCGCGGGTGCCAGTTGCGAGGTGCTGCCGTCCGCGCTTGAACGGTGGAACGGCGGCATCCGGGCCGCAGCCGATGACGATAACTCGATCTCCATTTTTGATGTGATTGGCCGGGACTACTGGGACGAAGGCGTTACTGCCAAGCGTATCGCCGGGGTGCTGCGCTCAATGAACGGTGAAGACGTCACGGTGAATATCAACTCACCGGGCGGCGATATGTTCGAGGGCCTGGCGATTTACAACCTGCTACGCGAGTATCAGGGCAAAGTCACCGTGAAGGTGCTGGGTATCGCGGCCAGTGCCGCGAGCATTATCGCGATGGCCGGTGATGAGATTCAGATTGGGCGCGGCGCGTTCCTGATGATCCATAACTGCTGGGTTGTCGCGATGGGTAACAGGCACGACTTCGCCCAACTGGTGGAAAGTCTTGAGCCATTTGATAGAGCCATGGCGGATATCTACGCGTCCCGCTCCGGACTGGATATGGCAGCGATACACAAGCTGATGGACGCAGAAAGTTATATCGGCGGAAGTGACGCAGTAGAAAAAGGGCTGGCAGATGGTCTTCTTTCAGCCGATGCCGTTTCCGGTGGCGATGATTCCCCGTCGGCGGCGCTGCGTAAACTCGACGCGCTGCTGGCAAAAGCCAACACACCCCGGTCAGAGCGCCGGAAATTAATCAAAGCATTAACAGGTAACACGCCGGGCGCTGTTTCCGATCCCGATGGTATGCCGAGCGCTACCCAACCCAACCCTGAAATTTTAGCTGAGCTGGATGTCGCGTTAAGCGGCCTGGCAAACGCATGCCTTTAACGGAGAATGTATGTCTGACGTAAACGATATTCTGAAAAAAGTAACCGCCTCCATTGAGGAAGCGACCGGCAAATTCAACGCCAAGGCGGAAGAAGCGCTGACCGAGGCGAAGAAGAACGGCAAGCTGTCAGCGGAAACCAAAGAAACCGTGGACAAAATGGCGGTGGAGTTTAACGCGTTGAAAGACGCGGAAAAGACCCTCAAAGCCGCTCTGGGTGAACTGGAGCAGCACGTTGCGCAGATGCCGCTGGCAAATGCGGCAAAAGTGGTCGAAACCGTGGGGCAGGTGGTGATCAGCTCCGAAGCGCTGAAAACATTCGCGGCCAGCGTGGAAGGTGGTAAGCGCCTCAGTATTCCTGTTAATGCCGCGTTGCTTTCTACGGGGGTTGCTGATGGTGTGGTTGAGCCCCAGCGTTTGCCTGGCATCGATACCGCGCCAAAACAGCGACTGTTTATCCGTGATCTGATTGCCCCTGGTCGTACCGGTGCACCGGCAATTTTCTGGGTGCAGCAGACCGGCTTTACCAATGCGGCAAAAGTTGTTGCAGAAGGTACCGCCAAGCCGTACAGCGATATTCAGTTTGCAACCAAAATCACCCCGGTCACCACCATCGCGCACATGTTCAAGGCGTCCAAGCAGATCCTGGATGACTTTGCCCAGCTGCAGTCGACGGTTGATGCGGAAATGCGCTACGGACTGAAGTACGTGGAAGAGCAGGAAATTTTGTTTGGTGACGGTACCGGCGTTCATCTGCACGGCATTGTTCCCCAGGCAACGGCCTTTGCTGCTGCGTTTGAAGTTGAGCAGCAGAACGGCATCGATGATCTGCGTCTTGCCATGCTTCAGGCGCAACTGGCGCGCTTCCCGGCGTCCGGTCACGTTCTGCACTTTATCGACTGGGCGAAGATTGAGCTCACCAAGGACACACTGGGCCGCTATATCCTGGCGAACCCGGCGGCGCTGACCGGGCCCACCCTGTGGGGGCTGCCGGTGGTGGCGACCGAAGCGCCGGCATTCCAGGGCAAGTTCCTGACCGGTGCATTCAACGCGGCAGCGCAACTCTTCGACCGTGAAGATGCCAACGTGGTTATTTCCACCGAGAATGCCGACGACTTCGAGAAGAACATGATCTCGATCCGCTGCGAGGAGCGACTGGCGCTGGCGGTGAAACGCCCTGAAGCGTTCATCTACGGTACTTTCACTGCGCCTGCTGGTGGCGCGTAACACATAACGGCGGCCTCCGGGCCGCTTTTTTGTCGGGAGAGCATTATGAAACTGACCGTTATCCGCCCCATTTATGTTGAAGGAAAGGTCCTGGTAGAAGGGGATGTGTTTGAAACTCTCGAACAGCATGGCCGGGAACTGGTGCAGAAAGGCTATGCGCTGACTGTTAAATCGGATGACGCAGCGGAGCAAACGGAGCCCGCCGTACCGCCGAAGAAAGGTAAAAAATAATGCTTGATCTGGATCTGGTAAGAAAACACTGCCGGATTGATGATGATTTCTCCGGTGATGATGATTTGCTCGCGATTTATATCGGCGCAGCCGTACGCCATGTCGAAACCTGGACACGCAGGACTCTTTACGAAACAGCGACTTCGCCCGGATACGATGAAAACGCCGATCATCTTTTGCTCACTGATGATGTCAAAGCGGCAATGCTGCTTCTCATCGGGCACTGGTATGAAAATCGTGAAGCTACGACACCAGGTCAGATCATGGCATTACCTTTCGCTGTAGACGCGCTGCTCCAGCCTTACCGCATTTATGGTATGTAGGAGGTGCCATGCAGGCAGGAAGAAACCGCCATCAGGTCATGATTCAGAACGCAGTGATGGTGAGATCACCATCCGGTCAGCCCAAACAGGAATGGCGTGATGGTTCTCATCCGGTTTGGGCTGAGGTTAAGGGGATCAGCGGTCGTGAGCTGATTGCCTCCGGCGCTGAAAAAGCCGAGGCGACAGTCCGCGTCTGGATGCGTTATCGCACCGATATTAACGCAGCCTCCCGTCTGCATGTCCTTACCGGGCCGTTCAGGGGGCAAACGCTGGAAGTCACCGGGCCGCCGGTACCTGATGAAAAGGGTAGCCGCCTGGAAATTCTCTGCAAACAGGGGGTGAAAGCGTGATTGATTACAACCTTGATTTTTCCGGGCTGCAGGATATTTCCCGCGATCTGGAACTGCTCAGCCGCGCCGAGAATAATAAAGTCCTGCGTGATGCCACACGGGCAGGCGCCGAAGTGCTCAAACAGGAAGTTATTAAAAAAGCCCCGGTACGTACCGGAAAGCTCAAAAATAATGTTGTGGTTCTTACACAGAAAGCGCGGCGGCGCGGTGATATTGCGTCCGGTGTGCATATTCGAGGTGTAAACCCCGCAACAGGTAACAGTGACAACACCATGAAAGCAGGGAATAAGCGTAATGCATTCTACTGGCGCTTTGTGGAACTTGGTACATCGCACATGCCTGCGCACCCGTTTGTTCGTCCCGCATTTGATACCCGACAGGAAGAGGCGGCTCAGACTGCCATGGCGCGAATGAATCGTGCAATTGATGAGGTGCTGGCCAAATGACTGAAGCCGATATTTTCGAACTGATTGGCGCCCTGGCTGACGGGCAGGTTTACCCCGATGTCGCCCCACTAAACTCAGCAGGCGAGCCATCTGTCGCCCCGCCGTGGGTAACGTTCACGCTGGTAAGCCAGGTTTACGGTGACACCCTTTGCGGCCCGGCTGAAGAAAATACCTCTCTTCAGGTTGATGTCTACGCATCGACAGTGGACGAGGCGCGGGAAATTCGCGAGCAGGTTATTGCAGCACTTTCCCCGGTTCATTTCACTCAGATGATCAAAACCAGCGGATATGAACCGGAGGGCGGGGTGCGCCGGGCAACACTTGAAGTTCAGATCCAGCAGTAACCCCTAAACGCTGTTTAACACGACCGCCGCCTGGCGGTTTTTTTGTATCTGGAGAAAACATGGCCAGTAAGTATGAAGTAACAAAAGGTATGCAGATCGGCATCTCCGGTGCCCCTGTAACCGTGGCGGCGTTTACCGCTGTCGGTTTCCCCGGCGTGGATGTCGAGTTTCTTGTGGCGGAATGCGCTACCAAGGAGATCAGCTATACCGGCGGGCAGAAGGGTGACATTGATGTAACCACGCTTTGCTCGGTTGAACAGGAGCAAACCAACGGGCTGGCTGCTCCGGCTGAAATGTCTATCAGTCGCAACTGGGTAGGCGATGAAGAGGCGCAACTGGCGCTGCAGACCGCTTATGAAAACGATGAACTGCGCGCACTTCGTGTCGTTTTCCCTTCCGGTAACGGCTTTTATGTGCTGGTTGAAGTACGGCAAAGCAGCTGGTCAGCTGCAACGTCAAGTGTCGTCGGGGCGACTTACTCGTTACGTGTCCGCGGTAAGCCAAAACGCATTATGGCTAATTCCGGCGCCTGATCCTGAGCGGCTTCGGCCGCTTTTTTTATCACCTAATACTGAAAAAAGAGAAAAATGAAATGGCGCAAAAGACACCACAGAATTCACTACGCAACATGGCGCTTACTGCATCGAAAGCGTACCGCACAAAACCCGGCATTACCGTGCCCGAATGGGATGATGCAAAGGTAACTCTGCGCGAACCATCTGGTGATGCGTGGGTTAAGTTTCGAGAAATCCTTAATCCGGAGGTGCCGGAAGGTGAAGAACCTCCTCAGCTCTCTGAAGCGCAGAAATTCATGCGTAACAAAGAGGCTGATGTTGTTCTGTTCATTGATGTGTTTCTTGATGAGAACGGGCACCGGGTATTCAACAATGAAGATCAGAAAGTTGTCTCTGAAATTTATGGACCGGTGCATGCCCGACTCCTTGCTCAGGCGATTAACCTCGGCATGAGCCAGGAAGAAGCGGGAAAGCCGTAAAGCAGCCGCTGACATTCTTCCTGATGTCGCTGGCGCTTCGGCTGGGGCGGACATTACATGAGCTTCGCCAGACGCTTACGGCCAGTGAATTAAAAATGTGGATTGAGTATGACCGCATCAGCCCGATAGGTGACTGGCGCGGCGATGCTCAGGCAGCGCAAGTGGCTGTCGCCACACTGAATGCACAGGGCGGGAAGTACACCATTCCTGACGTGATGCTGAAATGGGGCGATCAGGAAAAAGAACCTGCTATTTCAGAACTTGAAGAATGGATGTCCGGTCTTTGACGCCCGCGGCTGCGGGCTTTTTATTGGGTGAAATATGGCTACGCTGCGCGAACTGATCATAAAAATTTCGGCAAACTCCCAGTCCTTTCAGTCTGAGATTGCCCGCGCTTCACGTATGGGAGCGGATTACCATCGCACGATGGAGCAGGGTGGCAGGCGAGCGGTGGCAGCCACGCGTGAAACGCAGCGTTCTCTTTCTGATTTGAATTCCCAGTTAGCCACTGTCAGAGCTACCGCCGCAGGACTTGCCGGGTCATGGGCAGGTGCCTTTGCCACGCATCAACTAATTGCCTTTGCTGATACCTGGAACCAGATGAATGGTCGCCTGCGTCTGGCTTCCTCATCAAGCGAAGATTTTGCCACCGCGCAACGTACTTTGATGGAGATAAGCCAGCGCACGGGCACGTCACTTGAGGCGAACAATAACCTTTACAGTCGCATTGCCCAGTCGATGCGTGATGCCGGCTATGCTTCTTCCGATGTTGCAAAAGTCACAGAAACCGTTGCCACTTCACTGAAACTTTCCGGTGCCAGTACAGAGGAGGCAAGTTCTGTAATCACGCAATTAAGCCAGGCGCTTGCCTCCGGTGTGCTACGAGGGGAAGAATTTAACTCCATTATGGAGAATGGCGGTCGCCTGGTGAAACTGTTGGCGCAGGGCCTGGGGACAACCGTTGGCGGTTTACGAGCAATGGCCAACAACGGAGAGCTGACGACAGATAAGATTGTCCCGCTCCTCACTAACGTTGAAATTCTGCGCAAAGAATTTGAAACCCTCCCTGATTCTGTCAGTGGCTCAGCGCAGAAGGTGCAGAACGCTTTTTTAGCCTGGGTTGGCGGCGCGAATGATGCGGTCGGCGCTTCTTCCACCCTTTCGGGGGCGCTTAGCGGTCTGGCTAATAATATTGATGATTTTGCCAATACCGCCGGCATTATCGTTGGTCTCGGGCTGGCTCGCTATTTCGGCAATATGGTCGGCAGTGTTGGAGCTTCAACCCGCGCGGTAATTTCAAATACTGCTGCTGAGGTGGCGCTTGCGCAGGCGCAGGTGCGTGGCGCTCAGGTCAGCGTTGCGGCAGGGCGACAGGCCGTTTACCGGGCCCAGCAGGCACGGGCGGCGGCAACGAGCCTTGAGGCTCAAATCATTGCTGAGCGAAAACTTGCTGCGGCACAGGCATCTTTAAATGCTGCTGTTGCCGGTCGCACAGGCGCTGTGAACAACCTCAACAACACCGCATCGGTTACGTCACGTCTTGGCAGCGGGGTGCTCAGTATTCTTGGCGGCTGGCCGGGCGTAATCATTGGTGCTGGTGCCGCCATGTACGGGCTGTATCAACACACCCAGCAGGTCCATCAGGAGGCGGTGGGATTTGCCAGTAACCTTGATGAGATTAACGGCAAACTCAAGCAGATGTCCGTTCTTGGGTTGCGCTCTACTGCGGCAGATGCCCGGACGTCATTACAGGCACAAAAAAATGACCTTTCTGATCTCGACTCACAGATTGCGAAGGTAAAAGACAGTCTTAAAGCGCTTGACCAGATCCAGCAGGATTACAACCGCTCCCCGACGCTGACTTTGATCAACACATTCATGGATCAGGCCGATATCACGGCCAAAAATATCGAGCTTACCGACAAGCTGAATAAGCTGGAGTATCAGCGCGAGCAGACAGCCTCAAAAGTTGAGCACACGCAAAAGCTTGTTAACGATGCCAGTGATTTGGCAACCCGGAAAGCGATTGAGCAGGCCGGGGCGGTCGCAATTCTGCAGGGCGCTTACGATCTGCTGAATCGCTCGATGTCAGCAACTGCCGGGGCGAAGCCGCCGCAATATGGTGGCCCGGTAGTGAGCATGGCGAATGCCACCCCACAACAGCAGACGGCAATGGAGCGCGCCCGGCGTGAGAATGAACTTGCCAGCCTCAGTGGCCTGCAAAAGCTACATCAGCAGCACGTTTATGAAGCGGAGGATTTAAAGCTTACCGGCGCGCTTTACACGCAGTACATCTATAACAAAGACCAGGCCGCTAAAAAGGATGACGCCGCTGCGCAGGCAAAGAAAAGCGCGACGGCCGCCACGAACGCAGAAAAGAAAGCTGAGCGTGAAGCTGCAAGCGTTGCCGAGCAGTACGCACGGAAAATTGCGGATCTCAGCGTAGCTGTGGATGTTCAGAAAGTTCGTGCGACAGAGGGGGAAAAAGCCGCGGAACTCTACGCTGCATCCCACCAGGCTGGCACGAAATGGACTGATGAACAACGGCGGTCGATAAGGGAAGCTTCCGCAGAACTGGCTAAATGGACCCAGAAAGCCGACGAGAATGTCCGTAAACAGCGTGAGCAGGCGGACGCGCTCAGGGATTTAACCGATGCAGCAATTAAGTTTCGGGATGAAGCTACCCTGACAACCGAAACCGCAGGAATGGGTGATCGTCAGCGCAGCCGTTTCGATGAAGCACAGCAGATTGAGCGTGTGTTTGGAAAAACGGATAAGGGGAGTGAAGCGGTCGCGCAGCGCGCTGCTGCGCTTGATGCCCTGGATAAAAAATACAAGGCTATCGCTGCGGCAGAGGCGGACTGGATGTCCGGGGTATCCCGTGGATATGCCAGCTGGTTTGATGAAATCAGCGATATCTCAGGTACAGTCTCAGACGGGGTAAGATCAACTATGTCCAGTGCGTTCGGCAATGTTACTTCCATGCTCGAGGGCAATAAAGTCAGCTGGCGATCCTGGGGTATTTCCGTTCTGCAGATCATAGAAAAAGTTGCCCTTCAGATGGCGATTGTAAATGCCATGGGTAAAGGCTCATCAGCATCTGGCTTACTCGGAACTCTCGCAAGTGGTGTTGCCGGGTATTTTGGCGGAGGGAATGCAGGTGCCGCGTCAAGTTCGGGAACTGCGCTGCAAAACTACGGATCTTCGTTTCAGTTCAATGCCAAAGGCGGCGTTTACGACTCTCCTTCTCTCAGCGCTTACAGCAACGGCGTATATAACTCGCCGCAGCTTTTTGCGTTCGCCAAAGGTGCGGGCGTGTTTGGTGAGGCCGGGCCGGAAGCGATCATGCCGCTTACCCGGGCTGCAGATGGCTCCCTGGGAGTTCGTGCTGTCGGTTCAGGAGTGAATAACATAGCTGGTACCGGCGCGGCGCCACAGGTTTACATCACCATCGATAGTAACGGGAACACGCAGACCCAGGCGAGTGGAGGATATGAGCAGTTCGGACGCGAAGTGGGCAGTTATGTCGATCGGCGCTATCGAGAGCTGATCAGCCGGGACATTTCTCCAGGTGGCGCAGTCTGGAATATGGCAAAAGGAGCGCGGTGATGGCTATAGAAACATTCAGCTGGTGCCCGCGCATCAATGCTGAGCAGGAGGTGAATTTTCGCCGCCGAACCGCGCAGTTTGGTGATGGTTACCAGCAGGTGTCCGGTGACGGGATTAATCCCAGATCTCAAAAGTGGACTCTTCAGTTTACCGGTTCAGAAGCATACATCGCGGCGATTAAAGCGTTTCTCGATCGCCACCAGGGGGTTAAGGCTTTTCAGTGGCGTCCGCCGCTTGAGCCGCTCGGGCTCTACCGCTGTGATACCTATACACCCACCGCCCTCGGCGCAGGGCAGTACAACCTGTCCGCAACCTTTGAGCAGGCTTATAAACCATGAGCTTAAACAGTGATTACCAGAAACTTGAGCCGGGCAATGCAGTCCGGCTTTTTTCTGTCGACGGCACGGCGTTCGGCACCGGAGAGGTGCTGCGCTTTCATTGCCACAACGTTCCGCATACAGAAGCGGAGATCGTGGCCGCTGGTGGTGATGAATCAAAACTACCGGCAAAAAGTATCTGGTGGCAGGGGCAGGAATATAAAGCCTGGCCGTGCCAGATTGAAGGGATCGAAGCCTCAACCAGCGGCAGCAGCGCACAGCCTAAATTATCGGTCGCTAACTTAGACGGCTCGATCACCGCACTTTGTCTGGCATATGACGACCTGCTGCAGGCCAAAGTCACCATCCATGACACACTGGCGCAGTACCTTGATGCGCGGAACTTTCCCGGCGGAAACCCGACCGCAGATGCCACGCAGGAAAAACTGCAGGTCTGGTATATCGATGCGAAAACTTCCGAAACCAGTGAGGTGGTGGAGTTCGCGTTATCCAGCCCCATGGATTTACAGGGACTGATGATCCCGACACGCCAGCTTCACTCCCTCTGCACCTGGTGTATCCGTAACAAATACCGTACCGGTGATGGCTGTGATTACGCCGGGACGCGCTATTTCGACAAAAACAACAATCCCGTGGATGACCCGTCCCGCGATGAATGCAACGGCACACTGACCGCATGCAAACTGCGGTTTGGTGAAGGTAACGAGCTTCCGTTCGGCGGCTTCCCGGGCACTTCTTTGATCCGGAGCTGACATGCGTAAAAAGACCATCGCGGACATTATGGCCCACGCCGAAGCGGAATATCCCCGCGAGTGCTGCGGGGTGGTGGCACAGAAAAGCAGAGTGGAAAAATATTTCCCCTGTCGTAATCTCGCTACTGAACCCACAGAACATTTTCACCTCTCGCCGGAGGATTACGCCGCAGCGGAAGACTGGGGAACGGTTACTGCCATCGTGCACAGCCATCCCGACGCCACCACGCAGCCGAGCGAACTGGACAAGGCGCAGTGTAATGTGACGGCGCTGCCCTGGCATATCGTCAGCTGGCCGGAAGGCGATTTACGGACCATCATGCCACGCGGTGAAATTCCGCTGCTGGAACGTCCGTTCGTGCTGGGCGTTTACGACTGCTGGGGGCTGGTGATGAGCTACTTTCGCCAGACATATGGCATCGAGCTGACTGATTACCGCGTTGATTATCCCTGGTGGGAGGACCAGTACCCGGATAATTTTTACCAGGACAAATGGTTCGAATGCGGTTTCCGGGAATTCACCGGAGCGCCACAGCCAGGTGACGTGGTGATCATGCAGGTCCAGTCGAATAAGTGGAACCACGCCGGGATTCTGCTGGAAGGCAACATGCTGCTGCATCACCTTTTTGGACACCTCAGCCAGCGGGTGCCGTACGGCGGTTACTGGATTGAGCGAACCATGAAGATTTTACGTCATAAGTCTCTGTGCTAACCTTTCTCCAAACCAAAAGGGGATAAGGATATGAAAAAAATTCTGTTTGCAGCGGCATTGTTTGGATTAGTTGGGTGTGCAACTGAAGCCGTTCTTCCCAGCCAAGCGAAGCAAGCTCCACATGAAAGATTATTGAAATATCAAAACAAAACACCAGACACTGATTCAACACTTATTGTTGTTCGCGATAAGGGATATTTAGGTAGCGGTTGTTATACAGGCGTGTATCTCAATAATGAAAAGTCGGCCATCCTTAATCCTGGAGAGAAAGCTACTTTTAAATTAAAAGCAGGAGAATGGAGTGTTGCAATAAAAGGTGAGGGTAAACTTTGCATTTCTGATGCAATACCCGCCGGGAGTTATGTGCAGCTCAAAACCGGTGAAACCAAAGCAGTACGGCTTTTTGCAGATCCAAGCGGGAATGTAGATGTAAAGCCATTGCCGTTAGAATGAGTTAAGTATTAGCCACTCAACCCACCAATGGTGGGTTTTTTATTTTGGGAGTAATCATGCAAGAAGTAATGGCTGAAATAGAATTGAGCGGTATTTTAGGTAAGACTTTTGGAAAAACGCATCATCGACTTATTAGCATTATTCATGAGGCTCCACGTGCTCTGGCCGCAACGATCAAGGGTTTTGAGCAATTTATGATCACCAGTCAGCGTCGCGGCTTAACCTATGCGGTGTTCCTTGGCAAAAAAAATATAGGTGTAGATGATCTTGGTTTTCCAGTAACAAAAGAAGTGATTCGTATCGTCCCTGTAATAATTGGCAGTAAGAAAGCAGGCGTTCTACAGACAATTCTTGGTGCCGTTTTAGTCGTCGTTGGTGTCATTGTAACTGGGCTTTCCTACGGCTGGGCTTCTCCAGTTGGTGGAGCAATGGTTAGTGCTGGTATTGGTTTGATGGCAGGCGGAGTTATTCAGATGTTATCCCCTCAACCCGCCGGACTCGCCAGCAAACAGGACGCCGATAACCGTGCTTCATACGCTTTTGGTGGCGTAACGAATACAGCCGCACAAGGTTATCCGGTACCGATTGGCTACGGAAAACGCCGAATTGGTGGCGCGATTATTTCCGCCGGTATTTACGTCGAAGATCAACAGTAAATCAATTAACTTATTAGCTGAGAGGCAGGAGAAAACTATGACTTTAGAAAGACGAGTTGAAGCGCTGGCAACAACCGTTGCACAACAGCAGGCGACTATTGTGCAGATGCAGGCAGAGATCGCAGGTATGAAGGAAGCGGGAGGTCCGGGTAAAGTGGTAATAGCGGCCCAGAATCAGGCCGCTTCAATTAATAAAGGAGAAAATAGAGTTTCACCCAGCTTTAGCGGAGTGATTAGCGTTCTTCAGTAACAGTAAATTTAGCGATTAAATCTGCTAATTCAGCGAGGGCATTAGCTATCGCTGGGTTGTTTGCTTCGTTGCGGCTAATATCTGATTGTAATGCATTAATTACAGCAGGTTTAATATCTGAAAATTTTGCAGATAAATTTGTAATCGTGTACGCAAGAGCCACTTCATTAACAGTCGTTCTTGCCTTTAATTTTTCAAACTCTTCTCTAGAAACAGTCATTGAATTTCCTTTTAAGGAGGTGATCAACCATCCCTCCATGCGTGAGTTCACCAGCGTCCCACCGCTGGCGGGCTGAACCCACAACATAACCAGGTATTTAGATTTGTAACATCCTGATATTCGATCAGTAGCCACCTCCGGGTGGCTTTTTTTATGGGCGCAATATGGCAACAGCAACCGCAATAAAAGGCCGCAAAGGTGGTGGCTCTAAATCCCGCACGCCTACTGAACAGCCTGATGACCTTCAGTCTGTCGCTAAGGCAAAATTATTAATCGCGCTGGGTGAGGGTGAGTTCTCAGGGCAACTGACCGGCAAGGATATTTACCTGGACGGTACCGCTATTGAGAATGCTGACGGCTCTCAAAACTTCAGCGGCGTCACCTGGGAGTTTCGCCCGGGTAACCAGGCTCAGAGTTATATCCAGGGGATACCGGGTACAGAAAACGAAATCACCGTCGGTACCGAAGTATCAAGTGCCACCGCCTGGACGCGCACGTTTACCAACACTCAGCTTTCTGCCGTTCGCCTGCGTCTCAAATGGCCATCGCTGTACCGCCAGGAGGATGACGGGGATCTGGTGGGTAATTCAGTGGCCTATGCCATTGACCTGCAGACAGATGGCGGAGCCTGGCAGACTGTAATCAATACGGCGGTAACCGGTAAAACCACCTCGGGTTATGAGCGCAGCCACCGTATCGACCTGCCGCGCGCCGGTAGTACCTGGACACTGCGGCTTCGCAAATTAACGCCGGATGCCAACAGCGCCAAAATCGGCGACACCATGACGCTGCAGAGCTACACGGAAGTGATCGACGCCAAGCTGCGCTATCCGAACACCGCGCTGCTGTACATCGAATTTGATTCCAGCCAGTTCAATGGCAGCATTCCGCAGATTTCCTGTGAGCCTGAAATGCGCGTTATCCGGGTGCCTGATACATACGACCCGGTAGCGCGCACCTATACAGGCACCTGGACGGGCGGGTTTAAATGGGCCTGGACAGATAACCCGGCGTGGATTTTTTACGATATCGTGGTAGCCGATCGCTTTGGTCTGGGCCACCGGCTGACGGCGTCGAATATCGATAAATGGACGCTGTATCAGGTGGCGCAGTACTGCGATCAGATGGTACCGGACGGGCGGGGCGGGAACGGCGTGGAGCCACGCTATACCTGTAACGTCTATGTGCAGGACCGCAACGAGGCTTATACCGTGCTGCGGGACTTCGCGGCTATCTTTCGGGGCATGACCTACTGGGGCGGCAACCAGATCGTGGCGCTGGCAGACATGCCACGCGATATTGATTACAGCTACACCCGCGCCAGCGTCGTAAACGGTGAATTCGTTTACTCGAGTAGTACGACCAAAACCCGTTACACCACAGCGCTGGTCTCTTATTCCGACCCGGCTAACGGCTACGCCGACGCCATGGAGCCGGTGTTTGAACAGCCACTGGTCGCACGCTACGGATTTAACCAGCTTGAGATGACCGCGATCGGCTGCACCCGGCAGAGTGAAGCAAACCGCAAGGGGCGCTGGGGGATACTGACCAACAACAAAGACCGCATCGTCACCTTTTCGGTGGGCCTGGACGGTAATATCCCGCAGCCCGGCTATATCATTGCTGTTGCTGACGAAATGCTGTCCGGTAAAGTCACTGGCGGCCGCATCAGTTCGGTTAACGGGCGCGTGATCAACCTCGACCGCATGCCTGATGCAAAGCCGGGCGATCGCCTTATTCTCAATCTACCTTCCGGCGCGTCACAGGCCAGAACAATCCAGGCGATCAACGGTCAGGCCGTTACGGTCAGTATCGCTTACGGAGAAATACCGCAGGCGGAAAGCGTCTGGGTAGTGGAGTCTGATGAGCTATATGCCCAGCAGTACCGGGTGGTGAGTGTCAGCGACAACAACGATGGCACATTTACCATCTCAGGCGCGTTTCACGATCCGGATAAGTATGCCCGCATCGATACCGGCGCCATCATTGACCAGCGTCCGGTAAGCGTGATCCCGCCGGGCAGCCAGTTTGCGCCGGAAAACATCACCATAGGCTCTTACTCAGTGGTGAATCAGGGCATCAGCATTGAAACGATGCGCGCCAGCTGGAACCCCGCACCGAACGCGATCGCTTATGAAGCGCAGTGGCGCCGCAACGACGGGAACTGGGTGAACGTGCCGCGCAGTTCGACCACGTCGTTTGAAGTGCCGGGCATCTATGCAGGGCGCTACCTGGTGCGCGTCCGCGCCATCAACGCGGCGGAGATTTCCAGCGGCTGGGGATACTCTCAGGAGAAAGCGCTGACGGGTAAAGTCGGTAACCCGCCGAAGCCGATTAATTTCGCGGCCACCGGCATTAACTGGGGCATTCGCCTCACCTGGGCTTTTCCGCCCAACACCGAAGACACGCTGAAAACGGAAATTCAGTACACGCCGCGTGATGACCACGCCGATCCGCTTTTGCTGTCGGATGTGCCCTATCCACAAATGGATTACACCCAGCTGGGTTTACGGGCGGGCCAGATTTTCTGGTACCGCGCTCAGCTGGTCGACAAAACGGGTAATGAATCAGGCTGGACCGACTGGATCAGGGGCATGGCTAACGACCAGGCCGCCGATTACCTGGAAGATATTGCCAAAGACCTGCTGACGTCAGAGGACGGGAAGCGCCTGACAGAGCAGATTGATTTCACCCTGGCAGGACAGATGCAGGTCACACTGGCGCAGGTGGAAGGCGCGCAGATCCAGTATGAGCAGCTGGGGGTGGCGCGTGCGGAAATCTCTCAGGTAAAAATCACGCAGGCCGATGCGGAAAAAGCGTTTGCGCAGTTCCAGGAGCTTGTGGCCGTTCAGTTTGGCGATGCTGCTGCAGAAATCAGTGAGGTTAGAACCGCACAGGCAACAGCGGATGAGGCGTTCGCTGAATACCGGTTGTCAGTGGCGGCCGACTTTAAGGGCGTGCACAGCAGCATCACCACCATTCAGAGCGCGCAGGCCAGCGCAGAACAGGCCTTTGCCCAGTATCAGCAACAGGTCGCCACGAAGTTCGGGCAGCAGGAAGCCGCTATTAACGAGAAATACACAGCTTACGCGGATGTTGCCAGCGCCAATGCGGTTTACACCCTCCGTACGGGCGTGAAATACAACGGCAACTACTACGACGCCGGGTTATCAGTGGCGGTTATGGCGGATGGCTCAGGGGTAAAAACCCGCGTGGCGATTAATGCCGATCAGTTCGTGATGTTGTCGGGGCAGGGCGGCGTCATGTACTCGCCTTTTGCCATCGTTAACGGCCAGGTTTTTCTTAGCTCCGGATTTATCCAGGACGGAACGATCACGAATGCCAAAATTGGCCAGTACATTCAGTCCAACAACTGGGATGGATCCGGCAATGTGGGCTGGCACATTAACAAAAGCGGGTTTGCGTGGCTCGCGGGCGT